AAACGTTTGTTGAAACATAAATATGGAAATCCTCACGTGCTGAAACTGCTAACGGAGTAGCGTCAAGTACTTTTCCGATTTCTGCAATAACGTTAGTTGATAACAAACCACCACCTACTAATGCAAGTTCTTGCGCTGTTGGTAAAGCTGGGTCTAAAGCCAACAAAGTAGTGAATCCGTCAAACTCTCCGTTATTAGATGCAACACCTCTCCAAATGTTTACTTCGTTTTCAGAAGCTACTTTTTCTGCGTATTGTGCTAATAAGAAGTCTGTAAACGATTTCGGCATAACATCAAATGCTGAATAACCCATTTCGATTGCGTCCCAATCATTTCTGAAAGTTGTTTTACACAATTGGCGGTTAACTTGTAATTCTTTCGGTTGGATTACTCTTTCTGTTAAGGTAATCGTGCCTGCTGGATTGAAGTCGCAAGATGCGTTAGATAATAATTTGTCAGTTGCAAGTCGTTTCATTACTGACTTAAACTTAACGTTCGGCATAATCGTAATTAAATTACTTGCCAAAGTTGGTGCAGGCAATAAAGCCGCCGCAATGTATTTTCCTGCAAATTCTCCCGAATAAGAGGTAGTAACTGAAGTAGTTGTACTCATTTTATAATATTATTTTAAATTAAACTGCTGTTAAAGTGATTGATCCTGCTGCAACCCCTGACCCGTTCACATACCAATTTGTTCCGTCACAAACTAATTCTGCGAAGTCGCCGATTGCCTCTGCTGACGCTACAAAAGAAATAGTGTTTTCGTCAACTCCTGCAACGTGTGCGCCGTTAACTAATACGCTTCCTTCAATAACATTTGTAGCCGCCTTTACCGTCCAATCTGTAGTTGCGAACAATTGACCTACGATAAACTTAAATCGTAAACCTGCTGATGTTGCTACTGCAGGCAAAGTGATTTGCGCTCCTGCCGCTGCTTTTAATATTAATACTTTTCCGCTATCCTCTGCGGTTAAAGTTGTTGCGCCTGTTACGGCTTCAACGTTTGCCAACTGACGTTCTGTGTCGTTGGTTACTGCTAAATAAGTTGTGCTCATTTTATTGGTTTATAAATTTCATTACTAAATCTCTTGTGCTTTTAGGTGCTTCTACCTTTACTTTTTCCGTTGGCTCTGGATTGTGAACAATTGCTTTCGGCTCTTCCATTTGTGCCAACTTAACTTTCAATGCTTCGTTTTCAGCTTTCAACTCTTCGTATTCTGAAAAGAACGTTTCTTTAACCATTGATTCAACTGTTTTTTTAACTTGTGCTTTTTCAATCGTTTCAGCTGGTGCTTGTGGTTCTGCTAATTCCTCTTCTTCAACTTGTTCAGGTGCTTCTTGTTCTTTAATTTCAGCAATTACACCCTCTTGAGTAACGATTAAAAGCATTCCGTTTTCAACAACGTATTCACCAACTGGCAAAGGGATTCTTTGGTCGTCTTCCGTTACAACAAAAATTTCGTTGTTAGCTTCAAAGCTATCCGCTTCGATTATCGTAACGCCATCGTTAAGTTTCATTTGCTCCAATTTCACTTCGATATTCAAAGCAACACAAATCTTTTTTACAATTTCTTTATAATTCATTTGACTTTTTTTTATTAAACTATTCTGTTTTTGTTCTGTTGCACTTTAGCGAATTATTACGGTTGTGTTTTGACTCGGATTGATTACAATTTGCGTCCCTCCGCTTACCGTTGAACCTATCCCTTGCTGTGATAATTCGCCCTCACAACATTCTTTGCGGTACTTTCCGTCCTTGCATAGGCAACCACGTTTTCCGCCTTTTGGTGATGTTGTTTTTGTTGGCATGTTATAAACCTTTGATGTTTGAATCAATTGCGTTAGCTAATTTAAAAAGTGAATTTGCTTTGTTCTTTATACCTTTAGCAAAACCAGGTAAATTCGTAACAGATGCAGGTGCTTGTAACCCTAATGCTTTTGCCTCTGTAATTGTGCTATTTGCGTCTTTAATAAAAGCATCTGAAAGTACATTCAATGATTTCCCTAAATTATTTAATCCAATTTTAGCATCGTTAATAGTTTTTACATACCTTGATGCTTCATTTGATTTTGCTAATAAAGCCGCGTATTGTTTCTCAATTTCTTGAACTGATTTGAACATTGCCAACTCTACTTTTTCACTTTCTAACTTTACCGCTTCTTTATCAGATAGCTTGTTGATGATTTCTAAACTTGTTTTCATTTATATGATTTTATAATTTGTACTACTTTTTCACGTGCGCTCATTTCGTAACGTTCGGCAAAATATCCCTCGATGCTGAATCCTTTTAATTCGCCACTTTTTACCTTTGCCCACGTTTCATCGTTGTCAACTTTCATTGCAATCATCCACGTGCCTTTTGGTAAATCAAAACCGTATAATTTAGATTTATCCATTTCAGCATCTTCAATGATCCACGATTCGACAATTGTCATTCCGTCAACTTTAACAGCGTGTTGCTCCGTTGCGTTTTGGTGTTGCCCTCGCATAAATACCAACTCGCTTGCACGTTTTACCGTTGATTCAGAAAAGAATATTTCAAACTCTTTATCTTTGTCTTTACGGTAAATTTTCTTATTAGGAATTAGCGCCGCACCTAAAACAATTCTCTTTTCGTCAATTGCTTTTAATTCTACAAATTCCTTAGAAAGTGCAATAAAGTTTTCTTCAATCGCTGGCTTTTCAACAAGCGAAACGGCAAAAACACCGTCTTTCTTTTCATCTTTGATTACTAATTCGTAAACTTCCATACCTTTTAAACTACAATTGTGATGTTTGTTGCACTTTCATGTCGAACTGTTGTGCGCTTGTGATGTCGTTGCTTACTACGTATGCTTTTACGGGTTGTTGTTGTAAAGTTGCCAATTGGTTTATTCCAGTATTCCCTACGACGTTTAAATTTGGTGCGATAATACTTGACGGATTTGGAACGTCAACACCACCGCCACCGCCACCACCACCAAATTGGGTGCTTGCAATTTTAACAACGTTTGCCAAACCAACGGTTCCTGCAATTCCTGCTTCAACAAATCTTTGCCCGGGAAATACTTGTTGGTCTGGTCGCATCGCTAAAGCTGATGTTACTGCTAAAGCTGTATTAACTAATGCACTTGAAAGGTTAAACGCTTTTGCTATTTTAAATTGTTTACGTGCCGTTGCTTCATCTTTAGCGTTAAACGATTCTATTAATTGACCTATTGCACCGAATGCTTCGCCTGCTAATTTAAGTTTAGTTTGTTTTAATGTATTTTGCCTTGCTATTTCTTCGTCTGTATATTTTTTATTGATAACTCCTAACTCGTTTGTTTTTGCTTGTTCAATTATTGCTAACTCTTCAGCGTTATCTTTTGCAAGTTCTTCAAGTGTAAAATATTTATCGTTAACCGATTGTATTTCTCTTTGTTGTTCTGTTAATCCAAATTGAAAATTTTGTTCTTGTAATGCTTCAATTTCGTTTAGGTAATCCTCTTCTAATTTTAACTTATTTTGATTTGCTATTTTTTCTGCTTTTTCGGCATCGTCTAAAGCTTTTAATTCTTTAGCGTTCATTTCCGCTAAAATCTTTTGTTGTAATTCATAAGTGTCGAAAATTAAAACTTGTTTTTCTTCTTCTGTTTTTTTAGTTTCGTCAACTTCCTTTTTCCCTGATTCAATCCTTGCTATTTGAATTGCCGTTTCAGTATTTAAAATTGCTTGTTTCATTTCAGCAATTGCGGTTTTCGTTTCCTCAATCATTTCATCGTTAACACCACCTACATTCGTTGCTCTTAAAATTTGTAAGTTCAAACGTGCTTCTTTGATTAGTTCACGTTGATTTGCTAATGAGCGTTTAAGCTGTAATTTTTCAAGTGCCTCCGTTGATTTCCCTTGCGCTTCTAATAATTTAATTTGTCGGTCAATATTCCCCGTTTCTTCATCGTATGCTTTTTTTCGTGCTTTCTTTGCTTGTTCTTGTTTAGCAAGTGATTTATCAACACGTTTCATGTTTGCCACGTGCCTTGCTGACAAATCACGCTCGTTTTTAGTGTCGATTATATTGAAGTATTCAAGTGCTTTGATTGCACCGTAAACAACTCCGATAAATGGAAAGAATATTCCTATTAAAACTTTAATCGCCGTTCCTAAATTATCGAAGTAATCATAAGCTTTGATTACGTAACCGCTTAACGTTGTAACAACCTTAGTTACTTTGTCAAAGTTTGCGATTAGTAAACCAACTAAAACAACTATTGCACCGATTCCCGTTGCTATCAATGCAACTCTAAACAACTTCATCGCTGTCGTTGCTCCACCCGTAACCGTTGCAAGTCCACCCGTTGCACCCGTTAATCCAACTTTTGCTGTTGTATCTGCTTCCGTTAACGCTACGTTTGTCGCTGTTTCTTTATTAGAAACACCCATTACAAAGTTATAAAGCGTAGTATAAACCGTTGTTGATTTTACAACCGCCCCCAACTGTTTAAACGCTCTTCCTGCATCTTCTAAACCCTCTAATCCTTGCGCTAAAGCCATCGCCGATTGAACTCGTAGCATCGCTTTTTGCACGTCCTCACTTTCTGCACCAACTAAACCCATAGCACCTTCAACAGCACTAAATCCACTTGCAACCGAAGATAAAGATTTCCCCAAAGCAATAAATGCACCCTCGCCTTTTTGCGCTTGGATAGCATCGTTAACGTCTTCGATTTGGTCTTTTAGTTCAGCAGCACGTTTAGACGCATTTTGCACTTCGATTGAAGTTGCACCGAAAGCATCCGCAAGTTTTTGAACTTCTAAAACCGCCTCTTTATACTGTTGTTTTAGCGTCTTAGAATTGTCTTGTATTTCTATTTCAATAACCTTTTTTTCCATGGTATTTTCTTAGTTCTTGTTTCAATATTTTCTTTGTTGAACTTGTATATTCGTTCAAACCTTTTGCCACGTCAATCGCCTTTGATTGTCCGAAGTGGTCGCTAACTTTTAGTAGCTGTATAATAGTGTGTATTCTCATAATATTTAATAACAAGGTTCTACAATAAATGATTCAAAGTCGCTACCTTCTAAAATTGTGTATGTTCCGAAAGGGCAATTATTATCCGTTATTAACCTTGCTTGATTAATAGACGGAGAACCGCCGTTAAGTCTCCATACACCAGTTACCCAAAAAATATTGTAGCTTATTCCATCTACAATAAAAGGAATCCAACTAGGTCTTGAGTTTTGAATACCTGTACTCTCCACCTCCACCGTTACGGGTTCTTCACCTACTAAAGTATAAGTTACTTTTATACATTCGCAATCGGGCGCAATAGTTACCAACTCTCTAATTAAATTCATTTTCACTTCGCCGTTGTTCAACGTGCTACTAATATCGTTTATCAAATATCGTTTGTCCTTAATGATTATTTTATCATTCATTTTCAAGTTCGCAAGTGTGCCAGTAGGTAACATAGCTGTAAATGAAAACAACCGTTGTTGCAAATCGTAAAGGTTGCCTAAATGATTAGAATAGTAAGTTTGATAAAGGCTATTCGGTTCTGTTTCTTGCGTTACGATATTAAATTCGTTACCAAAACAAAGTGAAAAACCCGTTGTGTTAACGCTGTTAAAT